CGTCCCTACGCAATGTAACAAAACGTTTCAACGCAATCTCAATATCTTTTTTGTTCCAACCCGCCATAGCAAAACATTCAAAGTTTGCTTTTTCACCTGTGCTATATGGTTTTACTGCTTCATACCATTTCTCTGCTTGATCCCAGTTATTACCTTGCAGAACATTTAAAAACTTTGTCGCACCCGGTGTCCTTGCTTGAGCAAAGAAGTCATTATTATTTAATGTGCCTTGTAAACACTTTTGCCAAGTATCTAATCCGTGCTTTGTTCCTGCGGCCCAATCAACGCCCATAGTAGGCAGGTCCAACACCATAGAGTAATCGAAGGTACCTTCTAAAAAACGCAAAACCTTTTCACGAGTTTTGTCTGTTTTTTCATCTACTCCGTATGGTTCTAGCCATTGTCCTTCCCACACACCTTTAGAAATCTGAAAGCCTCCGCTATCACCTAGTAAAATAGTATTAGCGTTATCTCTATTACGAATCATATCCTCTTTGGGATCATGCTTATCAAGATTTATATTAGCATGGCCTGCAGAATACAATGCCCACGGATACTTAAAGTATCCTTCATCCATATTGAGAAAGTTTAATCCTTCAACGCCATTGGTAAAGCGAGAAGGAATTCTGTCAGCAGGAATGTATTCTTCATAACGTTGCTTGCCAATATATGAGGCATAAAAAGAACTAATTGCTGGCAAATATATTGCGTAATCTTTCTGTGTTTTCCTAAAGTCTGATTGCATTACTTACTTTGTGCTGGTAAAATATATTTGTATTTTGCTAGACCACTGTCTACTATAATTTGTAATGCGCCTTTGTCACTAATTGACATAACTTTGTCACCAGCCAAATTAAGAATTTTTTGTACAAATAACACTGGCCATGACCAACTACCTTTAAGTGTGCCGTCGATACTGGTTTCAAAAACAAATTGCCCTGCGTGTGTGCTATGGTCACCAAATTCAAATATTAAATTCTTTTTCTCGGTTTTAACTGTAAATACGTCTTCTTCAGAATTGATTTGTGCCTGCCAACCAAATTTTTGTATAGATTGCACAGATGGTTCAAATTCAATATCCCACTCAGATAACTTAAATTTAGCACTTTTTAATTTATTTTCAATAATTTCTGCATTCATAAACCTATAATCATTTTGAAAATCACCGGCATCTGATTCAAAGTGAATACCTACTGGAATCACAGTTCCGTTGCGTTCTTGCTGGTTAATAGTAAGAACGGCATCCTCTTTATATGCAGGAATTTTTAGTAACGTATCAAGTTTATTTAGGTTTGGCATACCGAATGTACCAATAAATTCAGCAACCGGATCATGTGTTTCTGCTATTAATACTACTGCTCTACTTTCTTCCATTGATTCAATGGTTGTCCCTTCTGTAGAACCATTTATTTTTACAATGTTTAAAAAGCCTAAAGAATGTATGTGGCTAATAATGTCTGTTAAAATGTCTTTCATATATTACTCCTAGTAATTGATATATTATATATTGTATTTTGTTTTTTGTCAAGGTAACCTTGACAATTGTCAAGGTATTGGATGTGACGTAACGTCTTTTACGTAACCAAGACTTGGAACTTGTTTTATTCCCTTCGGTAGTTCTCCTGGCTTTTTTATAATTGCCCAACTAGTTCTATATTGATAATGTTCTTCTTTAAGAAGATCAAATCCATTCTTATCAGCAAGTCCTGTTAATAATTCTTTAGTCATATAACAATAATATGAATTTTCAAATTTTGTAGCAGTTTTTTCTAACAAGCAATCAGCATAACTTAAAAACATTATGCCACCTGGTAATAGTAAATCATAAATGCTTGCTAGATATTTGTCAATGATGTCGTAAGGTAAAAACTCAAAATAGTTCCAACTAAACACAAAACCAAACGTATTATGTGGAAGTTGTGAAAAGTCTGCGTTTTCGTAGTTATATACTCTAATTCTTCTTTGATACATAGGATGAAATTGTTGGTTTATATTATGTACTACATCTAAATCTTTACTAGCAATGAAAAATGGATCCATGCCAGTCATATTTTTAGTCCAGATTTTAGATCTAGGGGTTACTTCTAGGCCCGGATATTGATAGTTAACATATTTTGCTATTCTAGATAAAATTATTTCTTGTAGTTCATGATCCCATTCACTATTACTTACTTCTTCTAACGCTCTAAATTTTCGCGTTTCGTAGTGATCATAACTGCGAGCAAGATTTTTAGGTTGTACACTTTTATAAAACCTTGCTTGTAAGTTTTCATATCCATCTTTAATTACTGTATCTATTTCATTAATATTATCTTCAAATTTGTCAATAACTTCTAAATCTATACTAGTATTACTTTTTTGCAAATATTTTTTAATTTCGGCATAATTTCTTTTAATACCATCAGTATTAATACTATCAAACAATGTTTTTTCTTTAATATATTCTTTCAGTTTCATAATTCAAATAAATCATCAAACGTGCTTCTAGAAGTGCCTTGGCGCAAATCCCAGTTAAGTACATTTAATAGATTTCCTACCTTTTTGTCAATAATGGTCTGTTCCATCGCTATGTGGTCAAACGGAAGTTCCTTAAACCACTGGGGTATTCGTTGCTCGTCAATAGGGTACGCAACGCTAGTCATATTTAACGGATTATTCTTAAGTTTGCAAACAATTGTCTTTTGCCCGTCCATAATCTGCATACTGTACTTGTCACTATTCATATTACGCAACGTATTCCAATTCATCGCGGCTCTAACGTGTCCAGGCATGTTTGCTTTGCCTTGGCGTTCTTCTTTCTTTGTATACATTGTAAGGTTGTTTACACGTTTTGGAGTGCCTTTTTCCCAGCCCGGTTTATCAGCAAAGTCATGTTTAAATGCTTTAATCTTTTCTATCACTTCTTCTTCTTTTGCTCCGGTTAACACATCGAGCAATAATATATTTAGAAAATCCTGCATAAACACCGGCGTATCTGATCTCTTGAGATCCATGCCCATTGCTTTTACTTTACCTGGTCCATCTTGATCTGTGCGTTTGCCTTCTAAATCATATATAAGGGCCGCATATCTCTTTTTAGTAATATATAGTCCACTGCTTGCAACAATTTCTCTACCACATTGAATAATTTCACCTAGTTCATGATTGCAATTGAATGTTTGTTGCATAAACGCAGGGAAGTTTTTGTTGACTTCATCAGACACTTTGTCATATAGTTCAATGATTGCTTCTCGGTCCCATGGAATATTGCCAGCGTCTATATCATCTTTAAGTACATTATATGCGGAAAAATAACAAGAGTCTGTATCGCCATATATAATAGCATCGCCTTGATAGTCATACTCTCCTGTAATAATCTTATTAATATAACTAGCCATATGCTTAGTAATAGTTCTACCTGATAATGTTGTGCTTTGACCTAAACGCATATCAAAAAATCTACAGTAGGGATTAAGCAATGCACCATATAAACTATTTAGATTAATCTTTTTAACAAGTTGCCTTTTATCCCAGAACGCAATCTCTTCAGGTGTCTTTGCTTCACGCAATTTGCTCTGCATAACCTTACGCTCTGCATACCATTTTTCAAGCAATCCTGGAATAATGCCTTTCTTGTCATTTCTAAACAATGTTCCATTGGCACTAAGTATGATTTTATTATCACTGTTAAACACCATCTTATGTATATCGATAGCGTTTTTAACTTCTATCTTACCGTCCTCCCAATCAATAGTAATCTCAGTATTTCTATCACGGTTCATTACTGCTTCATATTCCAACGAGCCAAACAATCCTTCCCAACTATCTGAATGTGTTTTACCACTATCAATAACACTCTTGATATGGTTTTGTGTTATTGTTGGACGTAATTGCCCAATGATGGTTTCCGGGCTCATATTGAGTGCTCGCAAAGCAGATGGATACAGAGAATTAATATCTACAGAACCAATCCAATGGTGTAGTCCTTTACGTGGCTTAGCAACCCAAGCGCCGGCAGCCGTGGCAGATTTTTCATTATCCCTGTCAGGTTTGTTGGGAACGATAAGTCCTTGCGAATGGGCGTCATTAATAATAGCCTGTTCTGTAAGTGCTACTGCTCCCATTGTTGTGGGAATAAGCACAGTATTTTCATGTGCCAATACGTTAGCAAGATCAATGAACTTTAGTTTCTCATCCATACGCACAATAAGCATAACGTCTTGCCTATTGTATTCAATAAACTTCTCGAAGTCTCTGTTATATAATTGGTCAAGTGTGCCTTCATATGGAACCTTTCTATCATTTAATTCATATTCAGATACTGTATCCAGCGAATAGGAATGCATTTCATGATATGTGTACTTACGATATAGTTCCAGATAGTCCAAATGTATGCGTCCTATTAAATGAAAGCCTTCTTGCCGCGCTCCAAACTTTTCATACTCATACTTTTTAGGAAACTGATTCCATAAACAATAACGCCGTGTATCGTCTCTGCTCATTACTTTTGTAGTTCTATTAATCAGATATGGTAAATCATACCCTTCGCTATTCCAGCCAGTAATAATATCAGAGTCTTGTATGAGATCAAGAAACGTTTCTATTAGTTTCTTTTCGTCTTTGTAATCAAATATAAATGTATTGTCAAAGTTTTTAGCAATGCCCTTGCCAATTTCTTCAGACATTCCCTTGGGACGCAATGTAAGTGTTATTAACTGTTTCATTTGTGACAAATAAACAGTAATAGCAGTAATAGGTGCTGTTGGATCACCGGGCTCGCTAAAGCCTTTTTCTGGATCGAAGTCTGCCTCAATATCTACGTAGCAAACATTTAGATTAGGAGATTCTGCACCTAAATAGTTTTCAGAAAGACATCTAAATACAGGATTAACATCACTTTCATAAACAGTATTGCTACGGTTTATTTTTAGTTCTCTGTTAAACTCTTTTTTGCTTTTGGAATGGAAACGGCTTACAGGCCAGCCGTGTATGGTTTGGAACTTGCCCCTTGGGTCGTCAAAGTAAAAGGTATATTCTACTGGAAACTCTTTAAACTTGCGTTTACTGTCTACACGCTCGGCCACGTGTATCTTGTTTTGTTCCTTATCTAAATAAGCGTCTACATACATGTAATATATTATAACAGAATATTTGCTATTTTACAAGCCTTTTAGTTTGTTTTCTACGATTTCTTTTGCTACAATATTGGTAGGTTTATTTTGTTCTTGACTTTGTTCTAATATCTCATATGCTCTTAAATCAAGATCTTCTAATCTATCTTTTACTAATGGATTATCCCACGCCACATTTAAACTAGTGGTTATGTCGTGTGATATGTCATAGGAAGACCGTACTTGAACAACACCTCCTGAATTTGCTAAGTAGTCAGGAACGTACAAAATACCACGATCAAATAATATTTGAGCAACATCGTTGTTTTCTAATTGGTTATTGGCGCCGCCACAGATAATTTTAGCATGGCAAACATTAGCAAAATTTTCAGTAATCATACCGCCTGTGGCACAAGGAGCATATACGTCTACAGGAAGTTGGTTGATTTCTTCTATACTATCACACCATTGTAGTCTATTCGATATACCTCCCAATTGCCACTGTTCATTGCGTGAAATTACATCTTTTTTTACTTTATCATATTTTTCTTTATGAATATCGTATACGTAAATAGTTAATGACCGTTGACAGTCATTATCTGTTAAAAATTTTACTAATCTTTCTCCTACCTTTCCTAGTCCTACGATTCCTATTGACCTTTTATTTAACAGATATTTATTGAATTCAATGACGGGCTTGTTTCGAAAGAACTTGTAAGCACCACAAAGAGAATTATAAACACCATATGCTGTAGCCCATCCCGAATCGTCTCCTTCATATCCTAAAACATATTGTGTATGCCTACGTATTTCTTTAAGATCTTGAGTAGTAGTTCCGATATCACCCGCAGTATAATAGATACCATCTAGTTTTTCTAATGCTTCTGCAAACGATTTCCATAAGTCACAAGAATTTGCGCCACTATAAGCACGAGTATTAATAGTTGTTTTGCCGCCGCCGTTGTGTAATCCGGCTAATGCATTTTTATATGTCATGTGCTTTGATAAACGCAACGCATCATAGCGTTGCTCCTCAAAGTCGTTATATTCCATATAACGACATCCACCGATAGCGGGGCCTAGTTGCGTATTATGAATGGATATGCAGGCATCTAATCCTGTAGTGTCATTGGTTGCACGAACTACTCGTTCGTAACCACCAACATGTTGATCAGTTAGTTTTAACACTAAAAATCCTCTTTGGAGTATTTAGTTATTTACAGCGTTTTTCCGACTGATTCTAGAATACCTTCAAGTTCACCAATATCAGCAAGTTGATCTTGCCAGTCTGATTTATATGCTGTGCGAATTGCTTTATTTAGAACGGAAGGCTTAACATTCATTTCTTCAGCAATTGCTTTGACAGTGTCTCTAAGTCCTTCTTTAAGGTCGTCTACTTCTTGCAGTACTCGAGTACCTTCATTGACCAATTGGGATAGTCGTGCTTTTTCTTCTGGTGTATATGTTTCTGCCATTTTATGCCTCCGCCTTTTTAGATGTTTTCTTTTTTGCTACCTTCTTGGTAGTTTTTTCTTTTGCTGGTTTGGTTGCCTTTAATATACTCGCTAGTGATTTTTCAAGTTTATCGAGTCTAACATGCACCGCTTCCATTTCTCTTTTAAGATTCATTGATTTTCTCCTTTGTTATGTTGTTCCCCGGTGTTAATTTTGTGAGAGAGTCCTTCTATATCTATATAAATTCCTTTAATAAGTCTAATATTATTATTATCTCCTAAGAAATATCCTATTTCTTTTGTTTTATCTGGATTGGTTTTTGTTCCGCTAATAAAATTACCATTTATAAATTCACCATCTAGTAAAGTTTTGTCAACAAGAGTCATTTTTCCAAAACCTTCTACTATAATATCAATAGTTTTATCATTGAATATTATACGGTGAAATTCACCGTCGTATGTAATGCCGTTGTCAAACTTATAAACATCAGAGCAGAATTCTGAGTCAGGTCTAGGTGGACCAAATTCGTCTGCAGGTACCTGTGGCGGTGGCG